GCGATAGAGGACTGTGCCCTTGCCAGTCCAATGATAATCCCCGTAAGTGCCGTTGCCCTCCGTGCCGTTGGTCGCCGAGGGAAGGAAAACGTCGGTGAGGTCGAAGTTGGTTCCCTTCGCCTCGCTCATTTCCGTGATCCAGCCGCTTGCCGGATTCGTGACACCCGTGGACACATAGGAGCCGTCCATCTTGTTGCTGAAAATCTGGTAAATGCCGTTTGCGTCCGTGGTAAGTCCATCGACGTGTTCCCAGACGTTGCCCCACCATTCGTGAATTTCGCGCCATACCGCCGCAGTTGCTCCCGTGGCTTGCGCCGCCGAGGAAGAAACATTGCCCGCCGCAATAGCCGTCTGCACATTCGGCGTTTCCAGTTCAATCATCATCAAGATATTGATAGCGGCAATCTCGTAGATGTTCTGGAGATGCCAGGTTTCGCCGCGATTCTTGCAGTAGGTCTTGGCATTCTCAAAGCCGCCGATGTTTACCCACGGCGTTTGGCTTGCCGCGCTCCCAGCCTTGTTGCTCCCGGCGTTGTAGCCTTCAAACGCTCCGATGTAGAAGCAATCCATGACGTAGCCGTTTTTGACGAAAGCCGGGTGGATATGGTAGCCGGAAAGTTTCTTCTCGCTCACCCAGCGGCCTTTCTTCCCGGCGTTATCCCGTCCGGCGGGAATTGTGCCGTACTTGACGTAAAACTTCGGGATCTTAATCATCACCTGTCCGTCGATGGTGACTTTCTCGATTCCGCTCCAAGGATAGGTCGTGTTGAAATCAATAGCCATTGTTCTTTTCCTCCTTCAAATTCGCTTATGCGTTATCCCCGACTTCGTCAATGCGCTTCCACTTGCCGGAGCCGCCCCCGGTCGTAATAAGCGCAATGCCTACCGCGTGGGAATGATGAATGCTCGTGTCAAGCGTCATATACCCGTCGGCGGTAAACTTCGCGTCCCCTGCGGTGGTGAAGTTTGTTGCATTGGTAAGGGAGGATTCCAAAGCCACCACATTCTTTGTTTCCGCTCCCTGCCCGTTCCAGACAAGCGCAGGGTTCCAAGTAGCCGCCCGCCTGTCGGCAGAGCCAACCGCCTTGCCGTTCTTTACTCCCGCCGTGGAGCGATAGAGCATTGTCTGGGGGATATTGTAGGTGTTGACAATCGGCGTTTTCGTGATAATCCGGCAAAGGTCATCGTTGTTCTGCATACTGGCAACCTGTATCGGCTCTTTCAAAATGCCGTCCGTCACCCAGTACCAAGACCCCTGCATAATCCCTTCCAAGCTCTCCACGTCCAGCGTCCTGCTCCCTGCGCTGATACCCGTCACCTTCGTCTTTGTGTCGTCAATGCGGTTCGCCGGGGCGAAGTCCTCATAGATGAACATATTGGAGAGATCCAATTCCTCTTTTATCATGGTCTGAATGCCGATATTCTCAAGCTCCAGTTCAAGCTGTGAGATACGTCCGGCCATGACGGGGATTTGCGAGGCGTTGTCACCAAGGATTTTCGTGCGGAGGTCGCCGATTCCCATGCGTTGCAAACGCCTCTGTTCCCCGTTTCCTACCCACACATCTTTGCAGTCCGTGACTTTGTTCAAGTCCATCTGCAAAAACTGCGGATGAGGATTGTTGTCGGAAAGGTGAGAGTAGTATTCGGCGCGGGAAACGGAGCCGATGCCCTCCGTGATGGTGACATTGACGTTCTCAATCTGCCCTACAATGATAATCACGCTGTAAATGGTGTTGAGGGTTTCGCCGCTTCCTGCCGCCGGGATAAATTCGGAATCCCTGCCTGTGTTTCGGTAGGCGTAAAGCACCTCGTCCCCGGTTTCGGGGTCTGTGGCGTAAACGCCGACTTCTTTTGCGTGAAATCCTCTGTCCAAGTTCGCATTTTTGAGTTCGCATTCAATGACCGCCGTTCCCGTGCCGTCCACTCGACGGAACGCAACCGGGAGTTCCATTTTGGGCGAAATGACCGCCGTAAGTTCCTTGACGTTTTCCACGCCAGCGGGTACATCTCCGTCGCCCATTACCACCTTGGAAATCGTCAGAGCATTTCCCGTAAAGCATTTCGCCATAAGGTCATGCCCCGCATAGGTCAAGATGGTATTTCTCTTGACTTCATCTGCCACTTTTATTCCTCCTTTTTCTTATCACCCTACCGCCATAGCCCCCACATGGGAAATTCCCGCATGGAAGCGTTGCGTCTTTCTCTTGACTGGTGGGTTGAGGTCGCTTAAATCTGCGCCAATCACCACATACCCCGTGATTGCTCCGGCTGTTCCGTGGTAGAGCCTTGCCTTTTCTTCCTCCGGCTCGGCAAGGGATATTCTCTTTTCTCCCCTGCTCCCCGTCCATATCCCTTCATAGACAGCCGCCCGCGCCGGGTCCAGAATGTTTGTGTGCCACTCCGGGAGGTCGCTTTCGTCTGCTTCGATGGTGGACACGCCGGAAAGATAAGTGTGCCGCCCGGTGAGAAGTTTTGCTTCCGATTCCCCGGTCGGCAAGGCAAGGTTGATGAACACGTTGCCACGGTGTATGACATTCACTCCGATACGCGGGGCAATTCTCGCTTCCTTCTCGCTCCCGTGGTATTCCTCCGGGAGGTCGTCAAGACTTGCAGGAATTACCTTCATGCCGTTCTTCTCGGTTACGCTCCATGTCTCAAATGCCCCTGTCGCGTCCTGTGGGAGCGTCAGGGAGGTTTTTCGTATGCCATGGATATAAGAACACGTTCCGAGGAAAAACGCCGCCTGTGCGTCGTCTAAGATGTCCTTGAAGTATGCCGGAAGGTCGGCTTTGTCTGCGTAAATATCCCGCCGCCCGCCGTAAGCGTTGGCAAGTCCGATGTTTGCCTTTGCTTTCGTGTCCTCCGGCAATTCGGGAAGTATGCTCTTTTTGCCGCCCTGCATTCCCGACACGGTCACGGCAAAAGCCGCCCGCCCTTCCTCCGGCTTGGCAAGGGATATGTGCGTTTTGGTTTTTTGCAGGAGTTTGATTCCTGCAATGACAGCCGCCCGCGAATCCGACAACTCCTTGAAATAATCCGGCAAATCGTCGGGGTCTGCCCGTATGGTCGCCGTGCCGTATAGTTTCGTTGTCTGCCCCGTCACAAGTAGCAGAGGTTTTCCCTCCGCTACGGGAGCAAGACCGATAGACCGCCGCCCTTTCGCCGTAAGTTCGATGCCGAGGTAGGAACAAATTCCTGCGTCCTCCAAGATGTTCTTGAAGAAATCCGGCAAGTCGCTTTCGTCTGCTCCGATTTTCTTCACGCCGTTTTGCTCGTGAGTTGTGCCGACACCGAATAGCCCTGCCGCCGCCTCTGGGAGCGTCAGCGAGGTTTTCCGTATGCCATGCGTGTATAGAGCCGTGGAGATATATTCTGCCGCCACAGCGTCCGTGAGAGCGTTCTGGAACCATTCGGGCAAATCGGCAGAATTGGCAGGAAGTGTGCGCCGCCCATTTTGAGCCGCCCAAAATCCCACTCCCTGCCCTGCCATAGCTTCCTCCGGCGAGGCAAGAGGAATTACTCGCTTCCCGCTCCTGTCTTGGAGCACTCCTACGCCGAAAGCCGCTTTTGCTGTTTCCGGCTCGGCAAGTTTTACCCGCCGATAGCCCTGCGCCCTTACCGCGATACCCAAAAGAGCCGCCGCCCGTGAAATTCGTTCGGTAAATTCCTGCGGCAAATCTCCCTTGTCGGCCTCTATGGTGGACGCTCCGAATATTCCATGCAAAAAGCCGGCGGCAAGGGGAATGTTCCCCGCCTCCGGCTGCGTAAGTCCTATATGTTTCTGCCCCGCTAAGTGGTTTGCCGTGCCGATGTACTCCGCTATCCTTGCATTGTCCAAGGCTTCTTTGTACCACTCTGGCAAATCCTCCCGGCTTGCGGCAATATCTCTCCTGCCGTCCTGCACATGGGCAAATCTAAGAGCAGGAATGATTATCCCTTCTTCGGGCGGCGCAAGACCGTATTGCCGAATGCCTGTTTTGTGGATATTAGAGCCGTAACTTATAGGAATATTCCCCGCCTCCGGCAGAGCCAAAGGCAAGATGCGAATACCCCGCAAGTTTGTGGCAAATCCAAGGATAGGAGCAAGCCTCGCCGCTTCTTCCTTGAATACCTCCGGCAAATCCTCCTTGCTTACGTCAATATTCCGCCTCCCCGTAAATGCGTGTCCGATTCGGACCCCAAACAGGAATTTCTCGCTGAATGTTGCAGGCCACGCTTCAATACGGACGATGCCGCTTTTCACCGGGACAATTGACGTGTTAAGGCTAAACTTCGTTTCTTCCGGCGCAGTGATACCGATATGACGCACACCCGAAAAGAGGGAGGCAAGAGCCAAGCGGATCATATCTTCTTCCGTCATTGGAAGGTCGCGCCGTATTTCAAGGCCATAACGCAAATGCGCTGGCTTGTATGTTTCTATGGCCTCATGCAAATCATCGGGATAGAGGATTCTGCCGCCCGTGTCAATCACCCAAAAAGTATTGTCCGGGTTATCCTCCATCACCACAATTTGACTTCCTTCGCTTACATAGCGGGAGAACAGTTCCTCGATGAATTCTTTATTTACCGTTTTCCGCTGTTGCAGATAAATCAATATGCGGTTTCGCCGCTGCTCGTAGTTGTCTGTGGCATTCGGTTTTAATCCCAGCTCCTTCTCGAAAAAAGCAAGTCCCCAAGTAGCCGTATCAACAAACAACTGCTTTTGAATATCTTTGAGGATTTCCACCTGCACCCTATGCTCGGCGGATTCCACTTCGAGGATCGCTTTCATCTCCGGGTCTTGCCGCAGAAATTCCGGCAGATACTTGGCGAGTTCCACGAGATAATCACGGGTTATAATCATGGAGTACCACCTCTTTTATCGCCAGAATTTCCTCCGTGCCGAATGTTACACGCTTTGCCCCGTTAAGGGAAAGGTCAACATAATCTTCCACGGCAGACTGATTCATAATCATATCGCCCACTTGCGCTTCGGAAATATAGGTCAAATCCAAGCCTTTACCCTTGGCATATTCCATAATCTCCGCTATGAGTGCGTCAACGTCCAGTGTTCCCTTTACTGCAACGTCGATAGTGACTTCTTTTATTTGCGGGCTTACCACCGTTACGTCTGCGCCGATAGGCCGATTTTCTTCAATGTGCTCATAGACTTTCTGTATGAGTTCTTCACTTGCCGTCTGATGGTTGCTGTCCAAAAACAAAACTTTCACCGTGCCGGGACCGTTCCAAAGCGGAAAAATCCGTACCGCCCCCACACCTTCGACTTCGCTTGCCCAGTTGAAGTAATGATATTTGTTGCCGGAGGTTGCAGGGGTGCGGACAAACACATAATACCGGGCGTAAAGTTCCTCGTCCGTTTCCTCGTCGTAGCCGTCATGTGTCGGCTCGGCATTGGTTACGGTTCTTATTCCCGTTATGGAAATTGGAATATCCGTGATTAAATCCTCGGCTACGTTTCCCACGGAGCCGATGGTTTCACAGGTAATGCCAACCGTCGCTGTGCCGTCTTCTCCTGTGGTTACGGTTTCGTCTGTGGTGTACTGATTGCCTCCTGCAATGCCTACCCTCGTTCCCGCCGGAATGGTGCGGTTCTTCTCCCCGGTAAATGTCACTTCCCCCACCGAGTAGGTAGCGAGTTTCCTGTCCACACCAAACTCCGCACATTTCCTCGTCAGAAATTCACCCCAAGAGGTATCGGCAAAGGATGCTTCAAGGATCATGTGCATTTCAAGATATGTATTTTCAAATTCAAGGGAATTGGCGTTGATAACGTCCCGGGCAAAGCCGCCCTCGATAACCGTTTTCCCGCTCTCCTGCCGGAACGCCTCTTTCATTCTCTCTTGAATATCGTCCTTGTACTGCATTTCAAAAGCCAATCTTTACACCCCCTCGCTCGTTATTCTCTCACCACTTCAAGCCCTTTCATTTCAATGCTTCCGTAAATGCTCGTCAGCCCCATGTTGAGAACGAGCGTGTCAGACTTGATGGAATCAATCTCCAGATAGTCAATGCTCTCAATGTACGGGTTCGCCAAAATCGCGTCCCGTATCTCTTTTCGTACTGCGCTGGCGGTTTTTTCGTTGTTCGGATTTTTTCCGATATACTTTTCCAGCCACGCGCCGTAATTGCAACGGTCGTTATATATCCCGTGCCGATAGACGTTATACATGAACCGTTCGCACTTTAGGCACTTGTACACCCAAACTTTGATAGCCTCTGTTTCCGTCACGATGATATGATTCCCGTTTGTGTCGTAGCGAAAACAGTTATGCTCAAAATCCCAGGCATATTCTTGGAGGTACGGCAGTTCCGACGTTGCGGATTCTTCTTCCGCTGCCTCCATTGCAATAAATGGGTTTGCCAACGCCGCCCGCCTCCTTGTTTCAATCCATGTTTAACATTCTTTTGAATTCTGAAATACTCATATCCAAAGTGTAACTTTCTCCCTGCTGCATAGTGACAACTACTGCACAGCGTCCGTTAATTCGTGTTTCATACACCGAGCTTATGCTCTCGGTGTCTATCAGAACTTTATCTCTGTTGTAGTTGGCTATTTCAAACTCTTTAAGCTGCATATTTTCGCCTCCCTAATTTCACCCGAGCGACGAGCGGGAGAGTATCGCCCGTCGCTCGGTCTAATGGTAGAAAAGCCGCCCACCGTTGGTCGATTACGGGAGCGACTGTTTCGTCTATTTATATTTCCTGTCCAGCCGCATAATATGGCAGAGTACAATGTACTGCTGTTTTGTCCTGTCCGTGCTGTCCTGCATGGGCATGATTGCCACATAATACCCCGGCTTTAGGTCGGTGTCCGTTGTTATGGTAGTGTCGTTGTAAGTGTCCGTATAGTCATTATTGATTCCGTGGGTATGGCTGTGGTGTCCGGCGGGTTGCGTTCCACTGACGATATGCCCGCTGGTTTCCCCCTTCGTCGTTCGGCTGTGGTTTGTCCAAAGATAATCATTGATCCAGAGTTCCTTTTCGTCCAAATCCATGCCGTTGTATCTTATGACTAATGGATCTGTGCTGATAACCTTGCCTATGCCGACGGTCGGGGATTGGTTATTTCTCGCCATGCCCTCGATTGTCTCAAAGAGAGCCGACATAGCCTCATCATTCTGCATAGCCGCCCCTCCCCGTGATTATTGCCGTGACGTTTTGATAATCCCTGTGGCGTATTGCCCGCCCATGTTTGTAAAATCTTTTGCAGTCACGACTTTGCCCTTGCTTGTGGAATTTCCCGCATAGCCGTAGCCGCCCGTCGATACAACAACATGGCTGTCGCCGTAAACGATGATGTCCCCCGGCTCCAATGTCCCTTCGCCGTATCGCTGATACATTCCCGCCGCCTTTGCATTTTCAATGAGCGTCGGCACATAAACCACACCATTGTTGTACTGCTCTGCCGCCCACGGGCTGTAGTAACTGGATATTCCCGTAGCCGCCCATACGCACCCATTCGCCGGATCGGGAGTGTAGCTTGTCCCCTTAAAAGCGTTAATTCCTTCTTGAAGTCCCGTCTTGACATTGCCTTTGCCCTTTCCTGCCTTTTTCTTGGTAGGCTCCGGATTGACGTTCCCTTCCGTGGTCGCCCCTTCCCGCGAATCCTGTTTCACGATGTAGTCAAGCGTCAGCTCCATGCGGTGTTGCCCGTTCTCTATCCTGTGGTTGTCCGACATAATCATAAACTTTCCTCTGATTTGTTCCTCTTCCACCTCAACAACGTAGCCGGAAACGCATTGAATATGACCGAGAGCCGACAGCGACGAATGTTCTTTCACTTTCTGCAAAAGGAGTTTCGCCGCCGTTTCCGTATTTTCTTTTTGGTTGTATTTGTAAACTTTCTGAATAAGTCCGTATTTCGCAATTTCTTCTTCCAGCTTGATATATCCCGTGATTTCCCCGTTGTCGTTGACGACTGCGACTTGGTTCACCATATCCTCAATGCTCTCTCCGTGTTGCGCTCCCATAAGGTTTGTGGTGTCGCCTATTTTGAAGTTCGCCACAATATCCGAGCCGTCCGCCCGGACAACATTTAGCACTTGTTCGCCTTTGTCGTTCGGCAGCATGACCGCTTTATATCGCCAGCCATACTGTGCTTCGCAACGCTCAATGCAACGGTGGATAACCTCTGTCCCGGTCATGCCGTCTGCGATAAAATCGCACTTGATGTTAAAATCCTCGTGGATAGTTCCCACGGTCACGCCAAAGGTAGAGCATACTTGCCGGATAATATCTGTACCCGACATATTAGGAAATTTCATCTGCACTTCCGACTTGGCAAGGTAAACCATATTGTCAAAGGCTTTGAATTCCATCGTGTAACCTTCGCTGTTACGGTTACGACAGAACACATTTCCCTCGAACAGCTTAAACTCCTGCCCGTTCTTGTCGATGAAACGCATTTGCACCCGGTCGCCAAGTTCTATTTTGAGATTGATAAAGGCGGGGTCTTTCTCCGGTGTCGTGTAAGCTATGGAAAAATCAACCGTCCGCGCCGCACACTCCAGAGAGCCTGACCATTGGCAGGACGTGACATAATCCGTGATTTCCTTGTTCTTCGTAAGATTCCAGTAGTGAAACTCCCCTTCGCTTCGGAAAATTTCTTTCTGCTCTTCCTCTGCCATAGTCGCCCGCCCCCTTTCGTGTCCAAATCGGACACCGTTTTAACTTGCCCGTAACTTGCCGATTTTGCGAACGACATTTATGTCGCTTGCAAAATTAAGGCTTTGCCAACTTGCCCGTAACTTGCCACACTATTTCATTTTCCACCTAATATCAAATTCGCCGTTTGTATGGCGTATGATTTCCACTTCGTATTCCGGCGGGTTGATATATCCTGCGGCTTCTTGGAAACGGTCGTTGATTGCGACATATTCCATAAGCCGATTGTTTTCATCGTGTTTTGCGCCGATGATGATACACTCTCCCATAACTCCCTTCACCACGTCCGGGATATGGTTTATTATCTCGTCGGTTATTTTGAATTTCCCTATACGTTTATTCTCTATCATGGTTGTTTCCTCACTTGATAGGTACGCCGTTTACCATGAATTCGCCCTTCTTGTTGAATCCGATAGCGTCCCCCGTGGATAAGCCGCCTTTTTTCGTTACGGCTTTTGTGATGGCAAGATACCCCTGCTGTTTCTTCGTAAGCCCACTGTTCCCCAATGCGTTTGCTATGGCCGTTGTGGGCGGCTGTCCGTTCAGCACATTCTTGGCAAGGTTCAGTCCTGCCCGCTCTAAGAAGGAGAGTTTCGGACGTTCGTTGAGTTCCGTCACATCGTCCTTTTTCTTCGGATCTACTCCGATTTCCCGGTATTCCCGTAGTTCGATTGTATAGTAAACGTCGCCGGAGCCGTCGTTTTCTCCTACGGTGAAATTTTCAATGAGGCACTTAAATTCCACCGACGTTCCCGATATGGAAAACTCCACGGTTTCATTGTTCTTTCGCCATTCTTCTATGGTGTCGGCAACGCCCCAGGGATTGCCCCCGTAATGAGCGAAGTTATATTCCTGCGCCGGAAAAAACGATGAAAGGGAAATGGACTTCAAGCCCGTTTTCCCTTTCATCAGATATTCCCCGGCATTGATGATGTTGATGGTTTCGTTGTTGTTGCCTACCTTGCACTCGTAGGATTCCAAGTCCACAGGCAGGACAACCTCTTGACCGTTGGCGGAGAGCGTATAGGATATTTCGCCGCCCGCCCCGCTTTCGCCAAGCAGGCTGTTTATCCGGCTGTTGAGATAGCTTCTTCCGATATTCTGCAAAAGCCCCATGACGCTCTCCCTCCCTTCAAGAGAAAATCACCGCACCGCATGAACGACACGATTCATGGCGTGTGCTTGGAAACGGTAAATAAGCTGGTTGATTAGATAATCTGCGTCCGCTTTTTCCCGTATAACAATCTGGTCTGCCAATTTCGGTATTTGCACCGTAATATTCGGCGACGCTTTCGGTGGCTCTGTTCGCTCTTTGACATTGCTTGACGGTGTTCCCGTCGGCTCTGCCTCCTGCACATTACTTGACGGTCGCCCGGTGGAAATTCCTTCTCGGAGATTGCTCTCCGGCCTTCCCGTGCTTTCTGCCGCCCGCGTGTCGCTGGTGGCGTTTCCAGTTTCCTCTGCTGTGGCGGCGAATACCTGTCTTTCCTGCGCGATCTGTTTGGAGCGTCGGACGCTGATACTGTCCTCCGGGCGAATAATGTTGTATTCCGGGATATTCGCCCCTTGGATATTCCCTAGAGCGTCCCGTTCCACATTCCCGCCACCATCGGCAGGAATGCCCGGCGCTGCCACCTCGCCGCTTGCGTCCTGCTCCCGAAGTTGCTTTTCCTGCGCCGCCATTTTTGAACGGCGTACCGATATGCTGTCCTCCGGCGTGATGATGTTGTATTCCGGCACATCTACGCCCGAAAGGTTGCCCAATCCGTCACGCTCTGGCTCTTTCATGGGTGTTATGTCCGACGAGCCGCTCACCGAATTTTCAATAGGCACGCCCGCCGCACCGCCCGCAATAAACGCCCTCGTTTGCTCCGGCATCTCTGCCGCCGCTTGTGATATAAGGTTTGTTCCTTGGGAAAAGCCACGGTTAAATTCTTCTTTCAGACTGGAGGAATGAGGTATTACCCTCGTGCCGTTTGGTAGGTCAATGATTTCCGGCCCCTGCTCGTGTACCCATGTAAGGCCGCCCTTCCAAAAACTTGTGCCAAGGGCGTTGTGTCCTTCGCCTTTACTTGCCGCTTCTGCTTGTGCGGCTTTCTCGGAGGCGGTATCGGCTTTCCCTAAAATGCGGTCAATTCCGCTGGAAATGGCATTGATGAAGTTATCGAATATCCCGGTGATTGTGTCGAATATCCCAGTGAATATCGTCTTGATACCTTCCCACGCCGCCGACCAGTTGCCCGTGAATACTCCGACGATGAATTGTATCACGCCGTCCAATACGGTCAAAAGACCGTTGAGGACGGTGAAAATATTATTTATGGCATATTCCACCACCGTCACGATGATGTCGAATCCGGCAGTAAATACAGAGCCAAGGGTGTTTATTACCAAGCTGATTGTTTCGCCGGAAGACGCGCTCGATCCCGTGAGCGTATTCCATGCGTCCACGAGCCTGTTAAATACCTGTTGCCCATGTTCCACAAGGCCGCTGAAACGGTCCTTGATATTGGTGATTACTTCCGACAACACATAGGATATTTTCTGCCAGACGGTTTCCGCTACTTGTTTGAAGGTTTCCCAGTTTCTCGCAACAAAAATAGCGGCTACGCCGATAGCAAGGAGGGCAAGTCCTACGGGGTTTGACGCAAAAGCAAGGGATATGACACGAAAGCCATTGACAAGTGCTGTAAAAATGTTTCGGAGGGATAACATTCGCCGCCCTGCCGCAACAATACTGCTGAAGGTTTGTGGCAAATTCATTATTGCCCCGGGTATTCCCTTGATGATGTTTATGATACTCCCGAAGTTGCTTGATACTGCACCACGAAAAGCCGTTATCCTGCTCACAACACTTGACAGCATGAAAGATTCACGCAAAGAGTAGAAGCCCGCCCGGAGCACCGAAATAGGAGTACCGAAAGAACGTAGCTGTGTGTGCATTTGTGCCGCTGCCCTGCCGAATGCCTGAAACGGCCCCGCAAGAATATTCCCCATACTACGAAAAGGTGATAATAGCTGATTCGTTGCCAGTATGCCCACATTCCGCACCGTCTGAAACGACGTGCCAAGAGAAGCAATACGCCTGGAAAACAGCCCCATAAGCGTTGTGCCGTTGGCAAGTTGCGTTCCGATAGGCGCAAGAAATCCGGCAAAGGAGCCAAACAGGGAAATCGCTTTTCCTGCCACAAGCATACCCGCTGTAAGAGCCACAAAGCCGCCCGCCAGTTTGATAACAAGTTGCACGGTTTCCGGGTTTTCTTTGGCAAAGTTTTTCACCGACAAAGCGAAATCACGAATGCCATTCATCACGTCAACAATTACTGGTTTCAACGCTTGTCCGAGAATATTGAATAATTCCTCCGTTGCGCTCTCCATTGACTTCATTGCGCCCCACATGGAATTATTCATTTCTTCAAAAGCAGCTTTCGACGCTCCCCCGGAATTTTCGATGGCTTTTTGCAGTTCGTGAAATTCTTCCTCGCTTGTGTTGATTAAAGCGAGAAACGCCGACGATGCTTCCATTCCGGCGATACTCTTTGCAATTTCCATCTGTTCCTTGGAGCCTAAATCCTTAATCTTCGGTCGTAATTCGTCCATGACCGACATTAAAGATTTGAAGTCACCGACGGAATCACCCGCAGATACTCCCAGTTCTTTAAGTGCTTTTGCTGTTGCTTTTGGCTCTGCCGCCAATCGAAGGAAAACGGCGCGTAAAGATGTTCCTACGGTGGAAGCGTCAAGTCCGGCATTGGAAGCTATGGCCATAGCCGCCCCCAGTTCCGAAAGGCTTGCTCCTGCCGCTGCCGCTGGAGCACCTAAATATCCCATGGTAACGCCGAGGTCAGCCATATTCATGCGTGAATTATTGACCGTGGTCTGCATGATGTCGGCAATCATTCCGGCGTTGCGTTTGGTTTCTTCTACATTTTCGCCCTTTAGATGGAATGAGGACATTGTTTTGACGATAACATCTGCCATGCCCTCAATATCGCCACCCGCCGCAATAGCACCTTCGAGGATAGCCGGGACGGTTCCTATTTGCTGTCCCGCCTTGAAGCCCGCCGCCGCCAGCATATCGAATACCCGCGCCACTTCTTCGCCGCTTGCCGGGTATGTTCCGGCATAATCAATGGCGGCTTCCATCATCTGCTCGAATTCTTCTTTGGTGGATTGAGAGCGGATTTTGGCTTGGGTCATGGTCTTTTCAAAACCCATGTAGGTATCTGCCGCTTTTACTACCGTTGCGCCAATAGCAGCCGTAGGTATCATCATTTTTTCGCCAATACCGCTGATAGATTCCCCAAGGCGACTTACATCTCGCGCCGCCCGTTGTGATACCCGCTGTGTTTCCGAGAGTTGCGTCCGAACGCGGGAAAGGGTAGGGGTAAATTGGTCGCGCAGTCTGATAATCGCGTCAATAATGCTTGCCATTTTACCCTTCCTTTCCCCTTATTTCGCTCCAAGCAGTTTAGCGAAAAATTCTGCCCACGCTTTGTTTTTCGCTTTCTCAATCTCCATACGATAATTCATTTCATAGAGTGTGAAAGCGTATAATAATTGCTGTTCTCCTTCACCTCTGGCGAAAAATTCGCTTGGTGTCAAGTGGTGCCAATGCCACATCAAAAACAAGCGTTCCGCCCCGCCGTCGGTGTCGATTAGTTTTTTATTTCTTCGTCAATGTCCTGCTGGGTTTCTTCCTCGGTGTCGCCGATAAGCTGTTTGATGGTGTTGGCGATCTTTATAATTTCCCCCTGCATGAGCATTTCTTCCACAATGTCCGTGGGTATCTCCGTGCCGAATTTTTCCCGCAAACGGCTGTCCCTAAAGTCCGGCTCAATGGTCGCCTCCACAATCGTGTCCAAGCCCAGCTTGTAGGTGTCGATAACATCGACTTCTTCTTTGACAACTTTGCCGTTCTTCTGGACTTTGCGCCATTCCTTCTTGGTGTTCAGTTCCCGGAGTTCCTTCATTTCCTTATTGGTCAATCCGCGAATTTTGAATATGCACGGCTCCCCGATAAGTTCCGACAACCGCTCAATCTCAATCTCGGCGGTCTGTGTGTTGGTGAGTTCTTCTTTGCTCTTTTTGAGCAGTTTTTCTATCATATCCATGATTGCACTCTCCTTAAAAACAGCCGCCCCCTGCCATGTTTTCTCATGTAAAGGGGCGGCGTATTCTTCAGCTTATGCCGTTGCCTTATCCGTCATCTCGTAATCCTCGAACGTGAAGTTGTACTCTTCCTCGGAGAGCTTGCCAACCGCCCAGTTGATGAGGTCAACGCTGTCAACCATGCAGTTGTAAAGTTCAACACGCTCGTTGCCTACTGCGTCCGGATCGTCCACATCGGAAACGAGGGTGAAAAGTACCTGTCGCCCTTCTTTGATAGCCGGAGCCAGCTTTTCGATGAAGTACGACGTGACTTTATGCACCTTAAAAGAGCCTTTGCCCTCAAAGCCCACCATCTTGTAACCTACGCTCAAATGACGAGCCATAGGCACTTCCAGCTTTTTCGCCGTCAAGGTGGCCTTGACTTCCAGTACCTCTGCCACGCGGTACCCGTCAATCCAAAGCATCCCCCTGCTGCCGTAAAAAGGCCGCTTGGATTCCATGATTTCCATAGCTTTCTCACCTCGTTCCCTTAATCAATCGCGCAGTTGACTTGGATATTTTCCATAGCATCCAGAGGCGAAAGGTCAGCGGCAATGAAAACATTGTCGTGGAGATTGAGCTTTTTCAGCTCCCTCTCGTCCATGCTTTCCAGTTCCTCTTTGGTGTTGAGGCCGTTGGAAAGTCGCCAGTTCTTGACCGCCGTAAGGTCAATAAAGGCTTCGTTTTCATCTTCTTCAAGCAATCCTTCCGTTTCCAGCGTCTTGAAATATCCTGTAATGGCTGTGCAAAGCAAATCCCGGTTTTCCTTGCTGTTGGCATATTTGCCGATATAGGAATCATGCCCGGTCTGCCGTATGTCGTCGTGAATCATATCGAGCAGTTCCACGATTTTGCACTTCTTGAATTGGTCGCCCTTGCCCTGATAGGTGGTGACAAAGGAATTGACCGCCCGCGCCACTTTGATTTTCTGCATATCGGAAAACAGGAAGAATTCGCCCCTGGCTACTCTTGCGTCCCTTTCCTCCTTGGTTTCCATTTCCACCTCCACCAGTTCCGCAAGGGGAGCGTAGGTGGTGGCAATCGTCATAGGCGTTCCGGCGAGAAGTCCCGCCACGCGGGAACAGTATTCTGCCGCCGTGTAACTCTTGTCCTTGGTCTTGATAATGCGGTTGGTGAAATTGATAACGCCCTCGTTGTCTGCCGCACAGTTCGGCAAGACGGCTTTCGCCATGATGTGCTTCACCGTCCGCATAGACTTGATCCAGCTTGCAATCTCCCTCACTTGGGAAGGGCGGATCTGCGGAATGACAAGATAGGTAAATTTCACCGCCTCGGCAAGTTTCAACACCGCCGAATAATCCTGTTTCTTCTCCGTGGTTGCGGTTTCCGTTTCGGTCGCGGTTTCCTCGGTGGTGTCGCCCGCCGTGGCGTCCGAATCGGACACGCCGCCCGCCTCCGTGGTTCCTTCTTCGTCGCCTTCGTCAACCATAGCCTCGCCGCCCCCGCTGACGGTGCTTTCACCGTCGCCGGAAAGGTCTGCCCCGTCGCCGCTGGCCGCTCCTTCTCCCGCTCCTGCGTCTGCGCTTTCCTTGTCCTCTTTTACGGGCGGGATAAAGTACACCATAACTTTTTTCGGTGCAAGCTGATAACCTTCCAACGCAAGCTGCATTTGCTCCCGGCTGAAATCCGTGATACCCTCGCTCGGAATATCGTCAACAGAGAACAGGTCAAGATGGTCATTTACCAAATCCTTGCCCTCTTCCTCCAATACGAGCATGACGATACCGCGCTTGGAGCGTTGAATTGCTGCTATGCCCCGTTCTTTGAACGCCACAATAATGTCAGGCATTCCCAGTTGGCTCATGTGTTTCTACCTCCATTCCCTCCGGCGTACAATGGTATTCCTGTGTCCCCTTGATACGCTCGGATTGATAAATTTTCATAATGCGCGGCAGTTCCTCGTCCTCCCCGCCGTCCGAATCGTAATACTGGAAAGGCAGTTGTATATAGACGATTTCCTGTTCCTCGCTGTCCGTGTCGCTCCGTACTTCCTCAAAATGAATGTAACGGTCGCATACTTTCATTCCCCGCCAAAAAGCCGCCGCTACGCTGTCCTTGATGTCGTAAAGGTCAACGGCTTGCACCGTTCCTTTCAGCGCAAAATAAGTAATGACCAACAAGCAATCGTTGAGGCATTTGTCGGAGCTTATATTGTGTGGCTCCACTCGCTTGATGAGTTTGAGGAAAAAGCAGGGGGTCTGAAAATCTTCCTTGACTTCATCGAGATACACCGGGAGAGGATATAGTTTTTTCAGCCGTTCTTGCGCCGCCCGCAAAATATCGGTTTGTTTCAGCAAGTTTTATCCCTCCAGTCTTCTCTGAATTTCTTGGAACATCTTTCTCATTTCCCGCTCCACCGCGTCGCTTCGTTCAAAATCCGTCACCGTTTTCTCGAAGAAGAATTTTCCCTGCACAAAGCGGTTAGTTCTTTTACCCATAAATACGAGATAATGGCCGCGCTCTACCAAGTGATACCGTTTCGACTTGCTCCGAAGTTGGTATTCGAGGTTTTCCCCGGCACTTCCCACGGTTCTTCCCGACCAAGTATTTTTCAGCTTGATTTTGCTCCTGCGTGTTTTCCCGGCATTTCTTCCGTACTTGACGGTGTACTTGTCCGAGGTTTTGCCCACGGGAGTATTTGCCCGCGCCGCTTTCTTTAGCTGGTTGCCAATGGCGCGAAGATGTTTTTCCGAGGTCTTCGGATATTCATTCGCCACAAGGTTCAACTTTCGCATAAAGTCCGCAAGGTTTGTAAACCGTAAATCTGCGCCGTTTCCTCGGTAGCCCGAAGTTTCCGTTATGTCGATCATGGCACCCACGCCTCACTTTTCACCACGTCGCCGGAAGTTTCGTTTGGAGTTTCTTCTGCGGGCAGTTTTGTTCCCGCAGGAGTGTTGCCCCGCTTCTTTTCGGTGCAATAGAGTTCAAGGCTTTCATGCTCCATGTCCGGGTCGATGATACTTTTTATTTCGTAGATGTGTTTATGATAGAGCACCTTGCACCCTTCCGTGATGTCGGGACGATACCTTACAATGATTTTCACTTCTTCGTCGTTGCGTATGGGGTTTGGGATATAGTTTTCCCGCCCCTTCATAGGCTCGAAACGCTCCCGTCCCTTCATGGAAACAATATCCGCCCAAATGTTCTCGTAGAGCAGATTGTCCGTGATGGTTTCAAATCCCCCGTATTCTCCCGCCACGCCGGAAATGATACTCACTTTTTTGCAGAGCCGCCCAATGTTGGCAATACTCATGCTGTATCACCCGCCCCTTGGCTCTTTGCGTAGGCTTGGCTTTGCCGCAGTTGTGCGACCATAGCCACAATCCCGCTCCCCGGCATATCGCCGAATTTTGTCAGCGCGTCCGGTCGTTCCGCACGGCGGGCAATCAGCGCAACAACGAGATCGACGTAAAGGCCAGAAGTGTAATCTTTGGTCACTCCCGCCCCCGCAAGGTATTCCTCCGCGCTCTTTTTGTAGAGTTTCATGTTGGCGAGTTCGTCCGTGTTGTCCTCGTCCACATGGAGAAGTCTTGCCAGTTCCGCTTCCTCCAGTTCCTCCGCTTTTTGGAGTTCCTTCAGGAGCATTTCGCGCTCATCCATCGTGAGGGCGGCTACAACAGCCTTTAGTTCTTCCCCCGACATTGCACTACCCTCCCCGTGTTAAAACGTCCCACAGGCCACGCAGGAGCGTTCAGCGGCCTATTTCTTTGTAGTTTTCTTCTTGGTTTCGCCGTTTTCGGTTTCCGCCTGCTTAGTGTCCGAATCGGACACGCCACTTTCGGTTTCGCCCTTGTTCTCCGGCGTTGTTTCCTCACCCTTCGGCGGTTCGTCCGCAGGTTTCTTTTCCTCGCTCTCCGGCATAAGGATATAGCCGCCCGCTGCAAGCTCCTTGGCGCGTTCTATATCGTCCGTTTCGTAGATGTAATCCACGTTGTAGGGCTTGCGTGTTGTTTTGTCGAGGAAAGATTTAATTACTCGGTATTTCATATTTTCCCCTCGCTTTCATAAGCAAAGGCGACACTCTTTCAAGTGCCGCCCGCTTGTCTTTTTATGCCGTCGCCGCTTTTTTGATGCGGAGGAATCCGTTTTTCGCCACGACGTTGCCGCCCGCCATAACATTGCCACGATAGGCTACCATTCCTTCGGCAAACTTGACGTGTTCCGAGCGTTTTACCTCCACCGGGGAGAATTCCACAATGAGGTAGTTGGCAAGGTTGCCGTATGCCATGCAGTAGGTATCCTTCGCCGTGCTTGCTCCCGTGAGGTGTCCACAAGCGGAATTGACGATGAAGGGAATGCCGTTGATGGTGCCGAAATTGCCGTTGCTCTTGATGTCGTAGAAGCGTTCCTTGGTAGAGGTGCGTACCTTGGCAAATGCCATGAGGTCTTTCTTGTTCAGAATGAGCACCGCCGAGCCTTCCACATTTTCGGGACCGCCATAGCTGTAAACAATCTGATCCAAGGTGGTATCGTCGATGGTGGCAAAGGAAATATCCGTTGCCGCTTCAATCGCCGTTGCCTTGTCGCTAAAGATACCCACAAGGCGGTTGGTCGCCCCGGTGCCGATAAGGATTTCCTTTGTCAGCGTCATTCTCATGCTGGTGCGGATATTCTGGAAAACCTCGTCGGCATAAGGAGCGTTCGGCAGTTTCATCAGTTCCTCGGTGACTTCGCCGTAAGCCGTGATTTTTGCGCTGTTGATGTCAGCGTAGCCGAACGTGGTTTCGGTTGCTGTGGACGTTCCCTTTTCGGCTGTGTATGTCCCCGCCGCAATATTCGCCACATAAGGCTGCTGGAAGGAATTTCCTCCCATGATAGACTTGTGTGCCACGTTGTCGATGAGGGAGGACACCATGTTGAAATCTTTGTTGATGGTGTTCGCCGAATAGGAAGGGACAACGATGGTGGAGCCGTCGCCTACTTCCACCGTGCGGACTTCCGTAAAGATACCGATGGGGCAATTCACCGCCCGGTTCTCTTTAAGGTTCTGCCCTGCGTCCTCCCGGCTCTCAAGTGCCTTGGAGTAGTCCACGCCGCGCCCCTCTTGGGATGCCGAAAAGCCCTTGCCGGGAGTAAAGGCAGGAGAGCCGCCCGCACTTCTCTGTTCACCGTCCTCCGGGGTTTCGTCCCCGTTGACCGCCGCCGTTCTCTCGTCCTTCTGCGCGGCTTTCTTTGCCGCCTCTGCGGCCTCTGCCGCTGCCCGCGCTTCGGCTTCCTCCTTGGCTTTCTTGGCGGCTTCTTCTGCCGCCCGCGCCTCGGCTTCGACTTTCGCCTGTTCTGCCCGAAGGTCGGCTATGTCGTCGTTGATTTGCTGGATCTGCTTGTTGATGGAGCGAAGTTCCTTGGTGTCCTCGCTCTTGTCGGATTGGTCGATAAGAGCCGCCCTGCGCTCTTCCAGACGCTTAATCATTTTCGTGAAATCCATTTTACACGCCTCCTAAAATGCGGTTTTTCATGCGATATAACTCAATCTCGTTCTCGGTGTCCACCGACTGCCGTTCTTCTTTCTCCAAAGAAGCCTTGGCGCGGGCGTTCTCCAATGCCCGTTGTGCGCTCTCCAGCACACCCGCTCCGGCACGAGCAGAAATATCTGTATCTGTATAGGCAGGCCATATTACAGCACTTACCTCAAATACCTTGGAAATGGCTTTGATACGGCGCGTTGGCATATCGCTTTCAAGGTCTTCCCATTCTTCCTTATCTACCCGGAAAGCAAAGCTCATGCCGTCCATATCGCCGCGAGAAACAGCGGAATACAGTTGCCTTGCGTCTGCGTTGTTCTCTGTGTCAAGGGTTGCTCTTATGGCAATTCCCTTTTCGTCCAGAGATAAGTGCATGGTGCTGTTTCCATTGTTCCTTCGTGACCGCGCCACGGGAATTTGCTTCATGTTATGATTGACGAGCAGGGGAACATCTGTCATATCTGCGCCGTCAAATGCGCCACGCTCGATAATCTCATAAAACCAGTTGCCGATAGCCGTTTTTTGGTTATAAACCGCCGGGTGTCCTTCAATGACTTTTTCCCCTTGTTCGCCCTCCACGGCTCTAAACTCCTGCCCTTGGCAACATCTCCACTCGGTTTCCCCTGTGGCGGGCAATTTGCTTTTATTCATCGTCCCCATCGCTCGGTTTCTCCTTTCTGTTTTTGGCATTCTTTATCTGGTACTGGTCAACAATATCCGTGTTCGCATAGTTTAGGCTCTGGATTCTTCTGTTTCCTCCATCGAATGGTGGATAGCCGAAAATCTCCGCAAGCTGATTGAGAGTGATTAGCCCTGTTTCCGTTGCCAGTTTCGCCAGTTGCATTTTCTCCTTCGTTGAGAAATAGGCCACTTTGGAATAATAGCCTTTCACTCTATGCCCCACGTCCTGCTCCCGGTCGGAAAAAAGCCGTTTGGAAAAGGCTTGCTCAAATTCAATAATGAAGTCTTCAATGCAGGATTGATAAAATGCGCTGTGCTGGTCGCTGTTGTAATCCCCGGACAAAATGGCCTCGCTGATACCGTATCTTTCCCGGATAATATCCTTCACGAATTTCATCACATTGTCCGGCACCTGCGGAAACTTTCTGTCCAGCGGCACAAACTCCGAAGCCAAATCCGTTGCCAGTATGCCGAGGTCTGATTTTTTTAACCGCCCCTCAAAATCCTTTAGTGTATCTTCTTGTAAGGGCGACGTTTGCAGGGATTTTATTTTCAGAATGCCGTTGAATGTCATTCCGGCCTCTAACATCTTCGGCATTGCTTGGAGCATTTTGTCATGAATTTGGAGCGACCGCAAAATGTCCCGCTCGTCTGCGTGTCCGTTATCGTCGCCGCCCCCGATAAGTGTTGATGTTCCTCTTCGCCACCGAAGATGTATCACGGAATCATAAGGGAGAATATCATAGCTCCCGTCCCGCCAAAAAAATTTAATCGCCCACCGCCCGTCCTCGAAATGTCCGAGTTCCGCGCTTATTGGGTTCAATGGATAAAATGCCTTGTACTTCCGAAAGGTCATTCCTCTTTTATTCTGCACCGTTTCCCATTGGGGATAAATAAAGCAGTTCATATTCTTCCGGCGCAGCCATTCGCAGCAGGAGAGAAAATCTTTCGCGGGTTGAAGTTCGTTCGGTTGAAAGCGGAACAGTCTTGATATATCGTCATTCAGCTTCGTTATGCTACCCTCTTTCTCAATCACCGATACAACTTCGATTTTTGAAATCTCGACAGCAATACGGTCAATGCAATTATTCACCAGATCGCTCATGTAGATGTTGCGTCCAAAGGACGAAAAGACCGCCCGCGAATCCGTCAGCACTTCGGCCAATATCTGCTTTTCCTTGTTGCGCCGAAAGCGGTTCATAACATTCTCTATGAAACTGAATATCAAGCCCATTCCCTCCCTTCCGGGATTCTCCCCTTTTGGTATTGCAGATAAGTGTCGCTGTATCTGCTGTATGTGGCGTATGAAATCAAAAAGCCCAGAGTTCCGTCAATTCGGTTTTTGCTCTGGTTGTATAGCTTCACGGGCATTTTCAATCCCATTGTGTTCAATTTCAATGCCGTATTTCGTAGGCACCAACGGTCAACCTCATTGTCGTTGTAATTGATTTTTTTATACATGAGGTCTGTTTCCAGAGAGGACATAGCCCCGTTGAGGCTCATAAAATCCATGCCGATTCTTTCCAGCATTTCCTTTTCGTCGAAAGCCTCGATGATTAAATCTTTTACGCCTTTCGCATGCCAATTATCGAAGCCGATTTTATACGGCAGGACATTCAAAACTTGCGTGAGATTGACAAACCACTTCACCACGTCCACGGGGTTTACTTCCGTTCCTTGGCAAATGGTGACAAGACCGCGCTTTTCCCAATCCCGATAGTTTTTCTTTTCCGGGTTGAGTTTGTTGCTGTCCTCTAAAATCGCGTCAGCTTTTGTTTCCGGGATAAAGTACATGGATAACGTGCGTTTCTGCATTGTCCACGGATTGACAAAAAGAGCCTTGGCGTTGCAAAGGTCGGTGGTTTCCGCAAAGTCAAAGCCGCCGATAAAGACTTGCCCCCGAAGTTCCTCAATATCGAAGGTTGCTTTGTTCGTCAAAATATCCTCGGTCAGCCACGCCGCCGAGGAATTTTGCTTGATGTTAAAATCCTTCGCCAACACAAAAGCCTTGGTGCTGGCAGAGTTCTTTGCGTCCTCCACCATTCCCCGGAGAAAAGACCATTTCTTGACGGCTCCCATGCCCGGATTTGACTTGTACCAAGATTTTTCATCACGCCATATTTCTTCTTCGCTGTCCTGCGTGTACCAGAATATGAGCATATTCGGCTTTTCCTGTTCGCCCTCCAAGACCGCCTCCGCTGTCTTTAATCGTGCGTCAAGGTAGCCGTTATCCGTAAATCCCTCGGTAGTTATCTCGATGTAAAGCGGCTCATCCTGCGTTGATAGAGCCTGTCTTATCGGCATGATAAATGTATCGTCCTTTAGTTCGTGAACCTCGTCCACGATGCCGACTTTGATATTGCGCCCCTCTTTTGCCGAAGTCCGCGCCGAAAGTTTACGGATAGAACCTTTGTTTTGCGCCGTGAATTTGCCGACGTGATTTTTCTGCCGCCGCCCGCCGAAGAAAATCCCTTTTTGGTTGCGGCGCGTACACTTGGCAAGTTTCGGAGAAGCCTCCCGCATAGCGTCTGTTGCCGTATAAAGCAAATCCGCTTGGTCGTAGTCATTGGAGCCGTAAAGGATTTTCGTCCCCATCTCCCCGCATACCCACTCGGAAAGAGAAAGGGCGGAAGCAAATGGAGTTTTGCCATTTTTCCTCCCCATGACAAGCAGGACTTCTTGATACTTCCGCACATATCTCCCCAATTCGTCATTGTAAATCTTAATGGCGAAAATAGCTTCCAGAATGGCTTTCTGAAATGGCAGTAGGATAAACGGTTTCCCGGCAAAAGGAGCTTCGGAATGGCGGCACTCATGCTCGATAAAACGGATTCTTTTCTCCGCTTCTTCGTAGTCTATCCGCAAATTCGGATTCTCCAAATCGTCAATCAGCATTTCCATTTGCCGATGGACATAATAACCGACAATCGTCTTGCCGGATTCTATCTCGTCCCAATAATCGCGAATATACGACACAGCCGCCCGCCTCCTTTCTGCCTAAAATGCCTTGCTATCTCCAAAACTGGTTGGCGTATTCCCCAATACTGTTACAAAGCCCTCTGGCTGCATATCCTTGTATGAATACCACAAAAGGCTCTACGTCAAAAACCATGTAGTCAAGATATAGGGCAAACCCAACGCCCAAAAACCAAGCGATAATCGCCAGTCTCACTTTCGCTGTATGGCTCATAGAGTGTCTTTTGCTCCTTTACTCGTAATCGTCAAGCCCCAACTCGTCCTCGTTTACATTCGCTCCAAGGACGCGAATCAACTTGAAGATGATGTTCGCATACCCCGCCCGGAGTTTTGGTAGTTCCCTTGAAACGGGAAGGACTTTTTGCTTTGTGGGATCTTCCGGGTGGAACTTTACGAGGCCGGACACCTTCGCCCGCTCGTTTATCTCGTCCAACTGGTGACGGATTCGCGCCGCCTCCCATATTGCCCCGTCTGCAAGCTCCACTTGTTTCTCGTCCACGTCGGCGAACAATGCCCGCAAACGGTCATGCTCCTGCACCACGGATAGCGGCTCCCCGGTCGGCGCAAAAAGCAGACGGCGAAATTCTGCCCTCTCGTCCTCGGTCGCCGCCCGCAGGGCTTCCAGAATACGCCCCATCTCGCCCATTTTCGCACCCCCTAAAAAGACTTTTCGCCGATTTTCAAGTTTTCAACGGGTTTCGGGAAAAGTCAAAAATTCGATTTTGGCGATAAAAACGCAGGCCCCCTGGTCTTTTGGAAAATCCCGCCAGCCCACAGGAGGGGGGGAGGTCAGAGCAAGCCGCCCCGACAGGATTTTTCGCGAGCCAACGGCACGAGCCGCCCCGTTCCGGCGGGTCAATCATTCCGTAAACTCCCGGAACCACTTGTCGATGTACCCGCACCACTCGCCCGCCAATGCTCCACGGCTTGCCATAGCCCGTGCCTTTGCTTCTTCCGGCGTTGATTCGATGTAAACCAGTTCAGCCCCCAGCCTCCCTGCCAGTCCCTCGCGTTGGAGCTTGCGCGGGTAGCCTCCCATGATGTATGCGTCGTGCCACGCCCCCGCCCTCATGCGTACCTGCTCCAGTATGGTGTCACGCACGGCGTAAGCTGTCTTGTTGAGGTTGTTCGGGTGGTCGTGCATAGCACAGCCGGAGATAGCGCAGTAGATAGCGTCCAAGTCCATAATCAGATCGCCGCGCTCTGCGGTTTGATTCACCCACGTTGACTTGCCGGAGCACGGCGCACCATAAACGAGATAAACATTGTGCGATCCGCTAAAGCGATACCGCTTGTGTTCTTCGTCGTGACACTCCTTGCAGATAATCTCAATATTTTGCGGATTAAGTGCAATATTTACGTCCAGAATATTTTTGGGGTCAAGTTGGATTTTATGATGTCCAATAAGCCTTGCCGGATTCAAGACAAGATTTTTCCCGCACTTTTGGCAAGTATAATTTGCGGCTACAATCAGCCGCCCCCGCAGGTCTTTCCATGCTTTGCTATTATAAAATTTTGCCGCCCATGGTTCTGCCATATTCACCCGCCCCTTTTGCGTTTCTTCTTGCTTCTCCCGGTTATGCCTTTCTTTCTGCGCCGCTTTGCACCGGAATATTTTTGCGCCTTGTTCTGGGAAATATTTTCCGGCTCTGCTGTTTCCGGCGCATTACTCGGCTCTTGTATGATTTCTTCCTGCTCGGTGTCCGATTCGGACACGACAACGGCTCTTGCGAAATTATAAAAGCCGACGGCAAAGCCGCCGACGCTTCCGAGGATAAGTCCGACAGATAATCCCGTTGTAAAATCCATGTCACCAAT